TCAGACCAATCGCCAGAGTCAACGGCTTGCTTCATCTTGTGAAAGCGAGATAAACGAGGCCGACCCATATTAAACATCATATTGGCTATGATTCTTTGTACTTCTTCTGGTAGATCATCAAAATTATTATACAACAATCGACATTCATTTGTTGTGACTTCTACATCCTGGTCAAACAATTCATTGACACGCTCTTCATCTATTTTTGTGCCAACCTCAAGACCATGCTCTGGATCTTGATCCGTAATCAGATGACCAATGCCACATGTTGGCAAACCAAGGTGGTCAAGATATATTTCATACTTAACGCCTTCATCGACTTTTAGTTCTTCTCTTAATTGTTCTATATTCATTACTGACTTCCTACTGTTGCTCTGGTTACAGGATTTGGTACCAAGATTGGATTTACGCCACCTGCAGATCCCACGTTAGCGGGTGGTTGTACGTTTGGAATATTTATATTTTTTACATTCGTTATGGCTTGATTAACAGTCGGTTGTAATTGTTGTTTTTGAAGGTTAACCATTGGTCTAATTTCTTCCTCTGCCTGTTGTGTAGTCATTTGAATATTTCTAACTGTTGCAGCAGATGTTAATGCTAACATAGTTTGAAAACCTTGAGCTATAGGATCACTTGACTTAAATTTGCCCTCTAAAAATTCTTTTACTGTGTTTGGCCTACGACTAGCCATCATCATTTTTAAAACTTTAGGACTACGTAATGCTTTAGACATGATAGCATAACCCGCTGCAGTTGTTGCAGTTGCCAAAGGATTCATAATAAATGCAACAGAACCTAAAGCTAAAGCAATTTGTGGTGCAGCAAGTCCACCTTTGCCAGTAATGCTTGCATTGGAAACTTTAATCATTTGTTCAGCCAACGCATCTAATCCATCATATGTGCCTTTACCAAACATTTCATCAATTGACTGTCTTCCATAATTATCTCTAATAACTTTTTGTAGTCGTGGTCCGAGTCTTCCTGTTTTAAATGCATCGACAAAATCATCTGTCATTTTGACTGCACCAAACTCGTCTGTTGCTGCACCAATTTGTTTAAGTATTTTACCCATGGCAGCGTCTTGCACGGCCTCAAAGGTGCTTATATCTCTACCACCAACAGTAGATACTCTTCCTTTTAATATTCTTTTTGCTCTTCTAATTGACGCTACATCCCTAAACACTTTATCTGCAATGACATCTGGATTACTTGTTCTTTCTAAAATTCTTAAAACTTCGTCACCCCTTCTTGCTTTATTAGCTTCTTGTATTTGTCTCATTCTAAGTAAACCACGGCCAAGAGGTTGTTGTTTCAGTGCATTTAAAGTTTCTGGTGCAAAGTCTGCACCACCTCTTCTCATAACAAACAACACATCATTTAAATCTTTCAGTTCGTTTCCAAATAATCTTTTAATTGTTTCACCTTGTTCATCTATGGCAGAACTAAATTTAACTGGATCAATTACTCTTTGACCTGTCTCTTTGTTAATAACTTGTGACTGAGTTGCAATACGTTCAATGTATCTTTTTGCTATTGCTTGCCTAACCTGTTCGGCCATTTCAGCACCAGAACCTCTTGCAGTTGTAAGTTCTGCTATCTCTGCTTCAACATTTCTGATACGTCCTTCTAAAACTTTTCGAGCATTATCAGTTGGTGCTAAATTAGCTATTCTATTTTTAATTTGTTCAATAGTTTCACCACCAATTAATCTTCTTTCTAATGCTCTTCTGCCTTCATCAATATCTAATATGCCTGTTCTAGCACCTAATAGTTTTTCACTTGGCATACCTCTGATTGCTTTTAATAAAGCTGACAAATCTTCTGCATTATTGGGTGTAATAATATTATCTAATACGTATGTTAAATTTATTCGTCCTTTTTCTCTTGCAGTTTTTATTATGTCATTAACAATTACATTATCAAAACGTTTCATACCCTGTGAATAAAGATCATTTGCTCTTTGTAACAAAGCAAGAGCTTCACCCGCTTTTACATCTTGTGTTGGTTGCAATCTAAACTCTGGTTTAGTTATACTTTTATTATTTAATGCTGCTTGTTTAATTAATCCTGCGTCCAAAGCATCTTCAACAGATTTCTTTAAAGCAACTAATTTTTCTGATCCCGCACCACCAATTAAATCTGGATTTTTACTCGCATCACGCAAACCTATTCTTAGTCTATTTGCAAATTGAGGATCAATAAACTGTGGTAAATTAGATATAGTTCTACCTAGTTTTGAATCTAATGGCTCTGCAGCAACATCTCTTGTTAATGCTCTGAAAGCTTCTTTAATTCCATTTGTATTTATAAAACTTACCATCTCTGGAGAACCACCAAGTTCTTTATTGATTGCACCATATAAACGATCCATGTCTTCATCAAAAACTTTTTTGCTAACCCTAATCATATCAGCTAAATTTTCGGGTATTTCCTTGTCGCTACGTAGACCTTTAATAATATCATCTATATTTTTTGTAATTTCAGTGTTAAATTTTTTCTGTGCAGCCTCTAATGTTTTAGATCCATCTTGATAAAAGTTTTTAATATCTTGTCTGACTGCTTGATTTAATTTATCAACTTGTGATCTTTGTCCTACGCCAAGTTTACTTAAATCGTCAAGAACAATATTTAAATTGTCTAATGCTGCTTTTTCGTTTGGAAATATACCTTCGTATACTGCTTGTAATCTGTTTAAGATAGGTCTAAATGATTCACTTGTGCCACCAGCTACTGTTGGTCTAAAATTTTTATCTAATAATTCTCTTGCCTGTGCTCGAAGAGCTTCCGTCTGATCTATACCTTCTTTTGTTAAACCTCTAGGTCCTTTAATTAATCGTCCAAATAATGAACTTATACCACGGCCTATACCTTCACCCGCTAAACCAAATAAACCCTCAAAAGCTGAGTCTCTAGCAACTTCACCAAAACTTTGTTTTTGTAAACCCTCTGCATACTCAATTCCTTCGTCTACTAATTTACCAAATGCAGCAGCACCTCCAACAAGTAACATCCCTGGTATAAATCCTACACCAGAGGCAGCTATACTCGTACCAATACTTGTTGCAATGGGAAGTGCAGTCGCACCCGCAAATTCTTTTACATCGTTAAATGTGAAACCCTCTTCATCAATAGCAAGTTCTTTACCCTCACCTAATCCAAGTTTGTTTCGTCCCGCTTTTGTTAAGATAAATCGTCCGAGGGCATCGGTTCTAAATCCATCGTCACCTACTACTCGTTGTAGATATCCCGCCTTTTCTGCATCGTTATCCATTCTACCAAACTGAAATCTTGAGAAACCTCCAACAGAATCAAGACCTGTCGTATAATCTACATCTTTTTCTTTGTATTTATCTACAAACTCTTCTTCTGTTATTTGATCACCTGTCAAAGGATCAATGCCCATCATTCTTCGTGTTCGAGCATATTCTCTTATATCTTCTAATGAAGCAGTTGCTAAATCAACTTTGGAAGGAGGTGCAGCAAACTGAGCAGTTATGGCATCTTGTTCATCTTGAGTAGGACTATCACCTGCAATCTCTACAACTATTTCCTCACCATTAGGCTGTTGTACAATAATTTGTCCCATGATTATCCAATCTTAAATATTAATCTACCTTTGTCGTCTTTGTCTCCAGTAGATTGAAGTTGAAACTTTGTTTTTGCAGTTCCTCCTGGTAATACACCCGCTTCTTTTGCTCTTTGTTGTTGCCCTGCTAGAAATCCTATTGCAGATTTTGTGCCTTGTGATCCTGGTGCATAAGTGTTATTAAGTAAAAGTTCAACATCTTTCATCTCTGCAAAAGCTTTTCTCTGAGAATTTCTCATTTCAACCATAGCCGCTTGAACTCTTTTTGCCATTATTTTAGGATCTCCAAATAAAAATCCAGTATTCAATACACCACCCTCTAAAGCACCCTCTCCAAAAAAAGCACTTATTAAAAAGTCAACATCTCTGTTAGATATAGAGTTTGCAGATTGAGATTCAGCTAAAGTTGTCGGTATAACCTTTTGTAACAATATTCTAAAATCACTTCTTAGTTGCTCTCTATCGTCATATCCTTTTAATTCCATTCCAAGTGCGTTAGCACCTTTTTTCAAAAAGTCTCTAAAAGATCCATTTAATCCAGTGATTTTAGATCCATCTTCCGCTAATCTTACAAGAGAACTCTCAGCAAAACCAATTCCTATTTCTGCTTTTTGTGCAGTTGTTATAGCTTTACTATACTTTTCTTGATTAGTTCTAATTTCTGTTGCACTAAGTGTTCCAGACTTGATAGCTTCTTTAAACAAGGCATTACTTGATTTTAATTTTGAGGCAAGGGCGGTTACTGTAGAACTGGATAGAATATTAGTTGGTGCTTTGTTGTCATAAATGTCAGCCATTTGTACAGGAACGTCAGTGCCCTCTGCATATGTTTTACCTTTGTAATTAACGCCACCTTTACCAGCAACGAAGTATTTTATAGCTCGTCTTTCTTTATCTATCTCTCTACTAACAAGTCTATCTTGTGCTCTGTCTTTGCTAACTTCCCCAAGACCATATTGTAAGGCAGACAATCTAACTTGTCTGTTAAAAGCATCTCTGTCTTTCTTATCTTTAATAAACATATCAGCACCACCCTCTAGTGCTTTGGCTATGTTTGTTAAGGCATCTGGACTTTGACCCGCTGCCATGGCAAAACCAATTTTAGCAATAGCAAGACCTTTGTCTAACCCTTCATACTTAGGAGCATTTTGCGTAAACTCTTGCATGAGTTGTTTAAGTTCTGCATCTTGCTCTTCTTTTGTGCCGTCTTTAATTACTTTTGCTATCTCATCTGCGGATTTAGGACTAATATCGCCAAGTTGTCCTTCTTTTTTTCTTTGATCATCGCTTATTATATCACTTCTTGTTATATCACCTGTAATACCTTTTTCTTCTTCGGCTACAGTTTGATCAGTTTGAGCCGCTTTAATAATTTTCTTTTGTTCTGCATCCTGTGTCTTTTCAAGATCTCTAAAAATTTTATCTTTATAGAAAGGTACTTTATCCTCTTTTAAAGTTATGTCTGTATCTTTTTCAATAATACTTTCTGGTCTTAAAGCAATTTCTCTTGCTGATCTCATAATTTGATCATCATAATTTTTTGGTGGAGTTGTGCCAAATCCTAATTGCTTCATCTGATTAAAAGTTGGCTTTTGACTGCCTAATTGACCCGCTAAACCTGCAGAGCCTGGTTTACCCGTAAATAAAGTTTCTATACCACTGCCAACTATACCGCTACCAGTAGTTATGACATCTCGAAGTGCTCCCACACCAGTTTCTAATCCTTTTACAACATCGCCTGCAATCGAACCATCTGGTCCTGTGCCAAGTTTTTTTGAAAACATTCCCTCAATAGGAAATGCTTGCTTTCCACCTTGCATGGTAAGTTCTGTTTTTAATGCCATTTGTTCTAATGGTGATAAGGCACCAAACCCTTGTTGTCTAGCCTTTAAAGCTAATCCTCTGTTAGCAAATCCTCTTCCTTGTTGAGATGGCTGAAAATAAAGTTGAGGATTTCTAGTAGCTCCTCCATTTTGAAAACTAGCAATACCGCCCATACTATTTAATCTATTTCGAGCGTTACGATTAAACATTTTTCGGTTCATTAC